TGGAACGTATGGGCAATAGAAAATACCAGCGTCATATGGTGATGTACCTTTATATCCTACAACATAGTACTGTGAAGCAGCGTTGTTAGCAGCATATGGGTCAATGTACACTTTATATCTACCGTTAAGTACACCAGCGAAAGTATTACCAGTATCATCAACTTGTAGATTGTTATTAAGAGCAGGAGCGTAATCTAATACACCAGCCATTTGTAGTGCAGAAGCAACATCTGAAGAAGTGATAATCATGTTACCTTTTCCTCTACGAGTTTCTTGTGCAATTACGTTAGCATCTCTCTCAATTTGGAACATTAGTCCTTTGAACTTCTCAACTGACCATCTACCGTTTGAATCTGTATCTAAGTCAAAGATACCAGCAGTAGTTGTGTTGATTGAAGCACCTTTCTTAGCAGAGACATAGATTGTTCTAATTACTTCTCTGTTAATTTCAGCAAGGATTTCTGTAGACAGAATGTTTGACAATTCTGTTTCTGCATCAAGACCGTGAATTGCTTTTAAGTCTTGTGCAAGTTCCATAGTGTACTCAGCTTTAAGTGCTCTGGACTTTGCAGTCACAGTTGACTTTTCGATTGAGAACGCCATTTCTGCAAAAGAGTTAGCAGCAGCATCACCTAATGCTTCACCTTCAGCAGTAGTCATACCACCACCAGTATCAGAACCATATCCGTCACCACCAGTAATATATGTACCAGCAGATGCGTTGTTAAGAACGGCAGGGTTAGTACCAGTCATTGCTGTTGAATTCAAGTCTCCAGCAGCATCATCATTTGAGAAACCAGTATTAGGTTCGTTAAATAATGCTTCTGTACCACTTGAAGAACCAAATCTTGATTTCATTGCGAAGATAAGACCAGTTGGGCCGGTCATTGGTTGCACTGCACATACGTCATATGCAATCAAATTAGGCATAGCTCGTCTTACTAGCGAAATTAGAATTGGGTCGTAGTTATTGATAGTACCAGCAGTACTATTAGTAGGTGCAGCTTCCGATAGGAAAGATGCATCTTCTTTCATTGCTTTTTCTTGATTTTCCAAGATGATTGAAGTAACGGCTTTTTTGTAATTATCCTTAATCTCAGGCAAGTCTGGATGATTGAGGACTGGCTGCCACTTCTCTTGTAAGTTTTCTGAATTATACATTTGTATTATCCCCTTTTAACTATTATAGTATTATTTATCATAATTTATTTCTTGACATTATTGAAAGGTTTTGCATCTATAAAAGGTGCAGACCTTTTAATTGCACTAGTATACGCAGCCATAGCGTCACTTATGTCAATCTCTTGAGCATCCGACTCATTCTCTTCAGTTAGAGACTGTGTAGGACTTGACTTAGGAAAATAATTTTCCTTAAGCGTGTTAAGTTTTTCAATAAAGGAATCTTTATCTGTGAACTCAACATCTTCAACCAAACCAGCAAATTTCTCAGATTGAGTCTCTGCAAGGTCAGAAGAAACTTCTTTGATAACTGACTCACGCACAAGTGAATCTTCAGATTGTTTCTTTTCAGTGAGTTTACCGATTGTCTCGTTTAACTTTCCTTCTAATTCTTCAATCTTTTGTGCTTGTGATTCTAAGATATCATATTTTTCGTCTGGAACATCAATATAATGTTCTTCAAACAATGCTTTTAAACCAGAGATAAAGTCTTCAGCAATCTCACCTTTGAGTCCTCTTTCAACTGCAAGTTCATTTTCAGTCATCCACTCTTTAACAACGTAGTCAAGGTAACCATCTACCTTTTCTGCGAGTTCAGATTTGAATGCTTCCATGTCTTCTGCAATTTCTTGAGTCTTCTCAGCTTCAATTCTTTCAACTTCTGGTCTAATTTTTGATTTTACGGCAGCTTCAAAGATAGTTGCGGCTTTCTTTTGGAAATCTTCAGATAAATCTTCACCTTCCATAAGTGCATCAACGTCTTCTTGAACATTAATAGATGCAAGTCTCTTCTCAATAGCTTCTTTTGCTTTTGCGAGTCCTTCCAATTCTACTTGTTCGTCTGTCATTGTTTCTTTTTTCATGTAGGAAGCGGCGAGTTGTTTTGCACCTTCAGCAGACATTTTCTGCATTTCTTTTTGCATCATTTCCATCGCTTCTTTTTTAGACTTAGGCATAGCCATTTCTGACTTATGACCCATTTCTTCTATTTTTGCTTCTGCGACAACCTCTTCCTCATCAGTTTCAGATTCCTCTTTAACTGACTCAGATTTCTGGTCACCTTTCTGCGAACTTTTTACAGAAGTATCTTGTTTGACTTTCTTAGCAGCATCGGCTTTCTTTTCGTCACCCTTAACTACTGGAGCACCTAAATCTTCAATCTCATCTTCTTCTGCATCTACCTTTTTCATAGGTTCAGATGCGACAGCACCTTTTCCAGCAGGGGAAGAATCTTTCTTCATTTCGGCCTCATTCAAGTCAGACAGAACTTCTTGTTCAAGTTCTTCTATTGTCTTGTCTATTTCTGACATTTGAGTCTCCTTATTAATATATTAATAATCCTCTTATTCACTATATTTAGTCATTATAAATTCTTGAGGAATTTTGCGAAAGCGAGTGCTTGGTAATTCGCTTTTCTGGAGCGGATATTCCGTTCCATTTCGTCCTTGAGTTCTGCAACTTCTTGTTCTTGTAACAGTCCATTATTCCAAACCCACTCTTTTCCTTCCATAATACCTTCTACGAAAGCATTTGGAGCGGAAGGGTCTGCAACAATGTCAGCTGCAGTCGCAAGGTAGAAATCGTCATTGACATAGTTTGCACCATTTCTTTTGGACAAACTACCCATACCCCTTGAGGATACTGCGAGTTTACCACCATCATCCATTATATTCTTTACTATATTTCCCATTGGTGTAGACATTACTTTTGCTTCACCAATAAAGTTCTTTCCGTCTGGTTGTAGAGAAGTTACCATATGTGATACTTTATCTAAGTTTACAGTTGGGCCGTCTGGATGACCTAATTCACCGTATGCACGATTCTGTTCAATAAACTCTTCATTATACCTTGCAACTTCTTTTTCTAAAATTTCCATAGGGTATACACGACCATTACGGTTTTTGATTTCCGCTTGTAAGAATACACCTTTTAACTTGTAGTTCTTCTTACCATCTTCTGTCGCTTCCGTAATGTATTCTACGTCATTACTAAAGTGTTCTGATATTAGTTTCATCTCATCACTCCCTATTGTAGATTATCGTAACCAGAAGTTTTTCTGAATTTTAACCAGATAGTTCCTACAGATGCACTACCGTTTGTTAATAATACATCACCAGTTACACCACTACCACCATTGTTTGCGATAGAAGGCATAGACTGAGCACCAGCATTATATGCACCATTTCCGTTTAATGATAATGCAACCACATTACTAGTTGCATCAAATAAAATATCTGTTTGTGAACCAGTAGTCCATTGACAAGCAACAATACTTAATCTTGGGTTTGTAGAAGCACCATCTAAATCAGATGCATCTAATATACTGGCCGCACTGTTTGTTCCAGTTGTTGTTACTTTAATAACTGTCTCAAAATCTGTGTCCTTTAGAACAATTGCACTTACTGCCATTGATATTCTCCTAACATTTCTCTTTCAAAATACTTTAAAAGTTCTGGTTCACTAACCTTGAACTTTGATGCACCTTGTTTTATCGTCTTTTCAAAACTATTTAGGAAATCTGAAGGTTTCGCATCCATAACACCAAATATATAGTCTACCGCTTTACGCATTGCAGGCGACAGTTTCCTATACTCTTTGGTTTTTTTATGCTCATCCTTTTCAGGCAAGTCAAGTTGCTGGAACTTCTTCTTCATCTTCCTCTACTTCTGGGATATGTTGCGTTACAATTGTGTTTGCAACTTCTTCTCTTCTTTTTTCTAATGCACTTCCTACTTTAGCTTGGATTGCATTTTTAAATTGTGATTCTGCACCAAGGTTATCACCAGATGCAATAGCGTCAATTATTTCTTTACTCATTTTTTAACCACCTTTATTTCACTTATTTGTTTATCACCTTTTGGTGTATGACTCATCATCATATCATCATCTTCCCCACCACCTTCATCTTCAATCTCTTTTGACATAAGTTCAATCTCTTCATCAGATTGACGAAGAACATTTTTCTGAACCCATTTTTTAGAAAAGAAGTTTCCGACATATGGTTCTAGTGTTCCTAACATATCAATACGTTCTCTTAGTATTTCTGCATCACGAAGTTCTGCAAAGTGTCCGTCTTGCATCCAATCGTATGCGATATGTTCTTTCATAGAATCCCATTCTTCTTCTGCAATAACACCAGTAAGAATTAACTGTGTACGCAATAAATCATGAAATACTTTTGAAAAGTTCTTTCTTAGTCTTTGTACAAACTTAGTAAATTTAAGTTCATCTCTAGTAATTTCTGTAGACCTACCGATTGAGAAGTTTTGTTCAGCTTCCATTCTTGAGATTGGAACATTCAGTGACCTATAAAGTTTTCTCTGGAAATAAATGATATCATCAATCTCTCCAAGGTTTGAACCCCCAGGCAGTGTAGTAATTTCTGTTCCTCTACCACCTTCTCTTCTTGGTAACCAGAAATCTTCCAACATTGACATATGATTTCGGTCATCTTTAATTTCACCAGTAGATGCATCATATACCAGTTTGTTACGATAACGATTCATAACATCTTTTAAGTATTGTTCTGCTTTAATCTTTGGTAGATTACCAACATCAATATAAAAGATACGTCTTTCTGGAGCTCTTGATATTCTGTATATTACCAGACTATCTTCAATCATTCGTAGTTGGTTTACTGGTTTGATTGCTTTATGTAGATAGGATAATACTGAACCTCTATTCTGGTCAATAATACCAGAAGGACAATACGCAATAGAATCTTTTGTAATTTTAATCCCATTGGTCATAGAACCACCAGTAGTAATACCATGTTCATTATAGATATAGTATTCTATTGCTTTTTGTTTTTCTTCTATTTGTGTAATTGGATTAGGTCTACCAGATATTTTTTCTCTAACCTTCTTTACTTTTTGAGGGTCAAGATATCTTAATTCTGTAATACCTTTTCTTGTGTCTTTTGTATCAATAACTTTGTGATAGAATAAACGACCATCAACATACCATCTTCTAAATACGTCATGTCCTTTTTCTTGAAAAGACATTAGTTCAAGAACTCTATTGAA